TTGCCGCTTCGAAGGTGTGATCGCGGTTTTTCTCGAACTCGTATTCGTCTTGTGGCTCGTGTTCGGCGCGCCGTTCCCATGAGTACGACACCCAACCCCGACTGTCCGTCCCGCCGCGGCCACGGGCAAGCACGGCTGACCTGCCGTGTGGGGTTGGGTCATTGCGCCGGGAGGACATCATCAATCTGGCCCAGGTGATCGACCCCGGGACCGGGCATTGCCGGCCTGATGGCCCGCATGCGCGGCTGGTCGTCCCGCCGCCGGCCATTATCGAAGCCGGCAATCGCACCCCGGCGCAGGACCGGGTGTTTGCTTTCATGCGCGAGCGAGCGCAACTGCTCGACGTCGACACCATCGCTGCGGCACTCAAGATGTCCAAGCACACGGTCTACGATTGCGTGACCCATCTCACTGAGATCAAGACCGCCGTTACCAGGGGCAAGAGAAAATACTACGGGTTGACGCGATGAACGTGCAGGTCGCCGTCCAAGAGGCGCTCGCCCCGAACGAGTTCCGGTTTCACTACGAGTCCGAGCCGACCCCATCGCGGTTTCACTTGTCCGAAGCGTTCGTTCGGGGGATAAGAGGGCCATGGGGCAGTGGGAAAAGCGTCGCCTGCGTTGCCGAGATCGCGATGCGCGGAGTCAAGCAGGCGCCCGACAACAAAAAAATCCGCAAGACCCGTTGGGCCGCGGTGCGCAATACCTATGGCGAGCTTAAATCCACGACCATCAAGACATTTCTGGATTGGTTTGGTCCGGAGATCGTGAACATGAAGTGGGATGCACCGATAGAAGCAAGAGTTGTTGTCGCCTTGGATGACGGAACGACGATGGACATTACGGTATGGTTCGTCTCCATTGATCGACCGGCGGACGTGAAGAAACTCAAGTCGATGGACCTCACCGGATTGTGGTTGAACGAGGCCGGGGAACTCGCTAAGCAGGTCCTGGACGACGGCACGGCGCGCGTCGGCCGCTTCCCGATGAAAAAAGACGGTGCCCCCTTCACCTGGGCCGGGGTGATCATGGACACGAACTCCATGGATGACGATCATTGGTGGCACGACCTGGATGTCGGCCCCGATGATCCGGAACGGGCCGCGGAAATCGCCGAGTTGATGAAGAACCTGGCCACCGTGCTCGCTTCGGTGGGCATGCACCGGCCGCTTATCGAGTTTTTCGACCAGCCACCCGCACTCCTGAAGATCGACGGCGGCTATTTCCCCAATCCGGCTGCCGAAAACGTGAAAAACCAGCCGATGGGGGTCGCTTACTGGCTCCAGTTGTGCGCCAATCACACCGAAGAATGGATCAAAATCTACATCCTGAACGAGTACGGGCGCGTCATCGACGGCCTGCCCGTCTACTCGGAGTACAAGGACGCCGTGCACGGCGTGAAGCGCAAGCTGCACCCCATCCCGGGCATGCCGATCATGATCGGCCTGGATTTGGGGTTGAGTCCGGCCGCCATCATGGTCCAAGTGAGCCCGAAAGGCCAGTTGATCGTGCTGGGGGAGCTTTGCGCGGAAGCCCGCAGCATGGGATTGCGCAATTTCCTCGCCGATGGCTTGAAACCGTACCTGGAAAACCGATTTGGACCCGGATGGAGGTACAAAGTACGCTGCGACCCGACCGGCAAGTCGCGCTCGCAGGCCGACGAGACGACCTGCTACCAGATTTTGACCGAAGACGGCTGGGATTGGGAACCCGCTAAGACCAACGACTTCCAGCCGCGCCGCGAAGCCGTTGTCTGGTTCCTCAGCCGCATGGTGGACGGGGAACCCGGCATCCTGATCGATGAATCCTGCCGCGTTTTGCGCAAAGGTTTCAATAGTGGGTATCATTACCGCCGTGTTCAGGTCTCAGGCGAAGCCCGTTACCAGAATGAGCCCTACGACAACAAGTACACGCACCCACACGACGCGCTACAGGCTGCGTGCCTTGAATTCGTCGTTGTCCACATCGCCAGCCAGGTCATGAACCGCACTCCGGACTGGCAGCGGCGCCTGCAATCGAAGCTTGGGCACAGCCGGCCCTACCGGCGGCGCGGGGGTCGGGCGTGATCGGCACCAGCCACTTCCTGCCATCCCGTTGGTCCCAACCCCCACCCGTGGCTGGGGCGCTTGCCGATCCGGTTTGGGGCGATCGGCCGCAATGGACCCCGGACATCCAGCCCGGGCAGCTCCTGCCGGCCTGCCATACCCCGGATTTGATGCTGCTCATGGTCGAGCGCTACCTCCGGGACGATGCCGCGCTGGAGTCCTGGGCGATCCGCGGCAAGCGCTGCGTGGAATTCGTCGAGGGCAAGCAATGGTCGGCTGCCGACCTGGCCGCAGCCGAATCCGAAGACCGGCCCTGCCTCACCCTGAACAAAATCGGTGCCCTGGTGCGCCTCGTCCTTGGCTACCATCGCCAGAACCGCATCGACACCCGCTACCTGCCCACCGACGACAGTGCTTCAGACGAACAGGTCGCCGATGTCCTCACCAAGGTCGTGAAACAGATCAGCTCGAACTCTTCGGAGCCCTACCTGGATACCGAAGTCTTCATGGACGGTATCGTTTCGGGCCGCGGCTACTACGACTGGCGCTTGGACTACGAGAGGAACGATTTCGGGGAGATCGTGGGGCGGGCGAAAGACCCGTTCACGATTCGCCCCGATTGCGATGCCGACAGCTACGACCCGGATGACTGGGGACACGTCTCCGAGGCGCGCTGGGTCAACCTGGACGAGATCGAGTACACCTACGGGCGCGGCGTCTCCCAAATCGTTGAGCCGCTGGTACGATCTTCAGGCTACCGGGGCGGGGTGCCCTCGGACATCATGGACGCCATCAGTGAGAGGACGCCATGGCGCACGTTCGGCGGCCAGAACGCCGAAGGCTACGGCTACGGCTCCCAATCGGTCGAGTCCTACATCGCCAACGCGACCGATACCTACCGCAAGAATATCCGCTTGGTCGAAATGCAGCACCGCTGCCGCGTCATGCAGCGCAACATCGTGGACCTGGAGACCGGGGATCGAACGCCGGTGCCGACCAACTTCACCCAGGAACGCATCGCCAAACTGATGCAATGGGCCGCCGAGCAGTACGCCTCGCGCGGCGCCCCGTTCCCGTTGCGCGTCGAGTGGCGCCCGACCAAGCGCGTGCGCTGGACGACGATGGTCGGGGACATCATTCTCTACGACGACTGGAGCCAGTACCGCAGCTTCACCCAGATTCCCTACTTCCCCTACTTTCGCCGCGGCCAGACGCGCGGCATGGTGGACGACCTGATCGACCCACAGGTGGAGATCAACAAGCGGGCGTCCTCCGAGATCGACATCATCACCCGCACCGCTTTTTCCGGCTGGATGTGGCACACCAACTCACTCGAAGAATCGGAAAAGGAAAAGATCGAGAACTTCGGCGCCGCGCCGGGCATCAACATCGAGTGGAAGGGCGATCCGAACATGAAACCGGAGCAGATGCGCCCGCCGGTTGCGCCCACCGCGATGAGCAAGCTGGAGGAGAAGAACACCGGCCGACTGAAGGAGATCGCCGGCATCAACGATTCGGCGCTCGGCCAACTGGACCGTGTGCAATCGGGCCGCGCGATCGAGGCCCGGCAGCGTCAATCGGTGCTCGGCATCGAAACCTACATGGACAATAAGCGGCGCAGCAAGAAGATGTGCGGCCGCAAGAAACTGGAGATGATCCAGTCCTTCTACACCGAGCCGCGGCTCCTACGCATCCAGGGTGAGGACGGGAGCTGGTCCAAGATCGGATTGAACCAGGCCCAAGCCGGCGGGCGCATCGTCAACGACGTGACCATCGGCCGCTACGATGTCGAGATCGACGAGACGCCGCTCTCCTCGACCTTCCTCAACGCGCAGTTCGAGGAAATGATGGATCTGGTGGAAAAAGGCATCTATCCGATATCGCTGGTGCAGGACATCGTCACCGACCTCTCGAACGTGCCGCAGAAGACGCTCCTGAAAAAACGCATCGCCGCCTACATGAGAGCGCAAGGCTTGCTCACCGCGGACGACTTGATCGCAGCGCAAGCCCAGGGCCTGCCCGTCCTGCCCCAGCAACTTGCCGCCCCGCAGCCCCATGGTGTGCCGGGCAAGCAGTTGCCGCCGGAAGGAAGTCCAGGCGGGCCGCAACCGCAAGCCGGGCCTGTCGGCGGCCAGCCCCACGGATTGCCGCCGAACGCTGCCGCTGCTGCAGCCCCGCGCCTTGCCGCGCCACCGGCCGCAGCCAAAAGCGGCTTATGATTCTCACGACCCGAGAGCTGGGCGGGCA